AATAAAATATACCATTTACTAATAATGTACAAGCTTTTTTATCATCAATACTTCTAATTATATTCTTATCTTTACCAGTTGGAATATAAATATTAGTACCTATTCTTGTACCACAATAACGATTACAAATGTATTCTCCGTTCTCTTTATCAGTTCTTAACCATTCTACTTCATAAACAGGAAATACTCTAAAATATTTAGATGTATCTCTTTCAAATGGTAAAAGAGGAGTTATTTCAAATCCTCCAAGTACTCCATCAGATGTTGTATTCCCTGTAATAGAATCATAACTTCGTAAATAAGTTGTAGCTGAACCATCAACAGAATAATCTTGTAAATTATCTAATTCTTCTAAATCTTCTTTGGTTAAATATTCCCCATATCTAACAAGAATTTGATCTTTAGTAAGATAATCTCTAATAACCGATCTTGCTGAATCTTTTAAATAAACTGACTCTGGATTTCTATCAATAAAAGTATTAACAGGATTAAGAACTCTTAATGTTATATTTGAATTATCTGCTGATGGAATAACTTTATAATAGCAAGTTCCACTAACTAATAAATCAGTTAACATTATTTTTCTTTGATTAGCAAAGTCAACTGATCTTGATTGCATCGATCATTCAATAATATTCTGACCAGCTATTTCATAGTCTGAAATATAATTTCTTTCAACGGCTTCTTGAATACCTTGTAAATGTTGTGCTACTTCTGAAATATTATTTCTATATTTACCTTCTAATGAAGATGATAATGTATCTTTTAGATGTTTATTTAATTCCTGAACTAACTCTGAATGAACTTTTGATTCTTTATCCTTATTAATATTAGATATAGTTTCTTTATCTTTACAAGATATTTTAGGAAGGACTGGAGTTGATAAATATTCACCTAATAAAACATCAATATGTTTCCTAACTAAAGGTACAAATTCAATTGATGTTGGAGTTCCAATTCCATAATTTTCTTCTAAATGTCTAAATTGTTCAGGATCTCTTTTACAATGATAATAATTGTATGCTTTAATAATTTGAGTTTTTTCATAAACTAATTCATTAATAGCTATATCAATCTTTTCAATTATTTCATTCTCACTACTCTTCCCTGCTGTCTTCATGTCTTTTTACTTTATAGATGTCTAATCTCATATAGTTTCTTACTTTTAATTCGTTATATATATAATTTAAAAAGTCATCATCAGAGGAACATTCTAAAGAAATAGTAGTAGGAAGCATATAACTTGGTAAACCCATTACTAATGTGTAATATCCATTTTTTTCATTTACTATTAGTAAGCCAACATAGTCGGCTCTATATCAATTCCTGATGAATTCATGAATCGTTTGCTCTAGGTCTAGTCTTTGCATATCTATCCTCGTCTGTTAATGGAATTGCTCCATAATGTTTATATCCGTTACTATCTTTATATCATCCAATATCTTGGAACTTCTTTCCTTCTTTTTCTCGTGCTTCTGGTTTCTTTACTGATAACTCTTCATCTCCGAGCTCACACATACCCATCGAGGCTATAATATCAAAGTCTTTCTTATGTTCATCAGAATAATTAAGAAGTTGATCTACCATCTCTTTAAATGCAATCGTATGGGAATAATCTAAACAAAAATCATAGATTAATTCTCTATAGTGTTCAATTACTTTTACTGTTGCAGGAGTACCATACATTTGAGAATTACCTTTAGTAACATTTGGCATAGTAGATCTAGGACGTCTCATCAATAAATCTATATAATTATTATCTCTAAAGTATGTTACTATTGCTGTTCTTGTAGACTCTAACACTGCTTGACAACCATAATAAGTTAATAACTTAGCTGTATTATCATATGCTTCTCTAGGATCCCTAGGACGATCTTTATACATTGCAACATATATAGGATCAGATTGACCAAATACTCTTTTCTTTATTACAACACAAAAATCAGATAATTGTTTCTCAGCATAAGAACCTTTTACTGATGAGGAATCTAATGAACCAATATCAATAGAGTCAATACCACCAACATATAAATTCTTATAGTCAGTACCTTGCTCTGAAATCATTGGGTGTTCAATAATTAATATCTTACCAGTTTGAGAATCCTCTCTTCACTTAACTCCACCAATCTTTTCTTCACCATCTTTCTTCCAAGCTAAATGTCCACAATGTGGAACTGGTGTAGATTTATAAATTTCAATTTGTGCAGATTGTTCTGCTAATTCTTCTCTTGGAAATATATTACTACCTTGTAATAATAATGCTTCTTCAATTGTAAAACAAAATTCTGCTTTATATAATAAGAATAATTTAGGATCTGCTGCTTTTATCTTTCTAATAGCATCATAATATGCAGTTGCTTTCTCTCTATTACACCAACCACGTTTATCAACTAAGTTAACTGTATCATCAGTAACAACTCTATATGCTGGTATAAACATTGCAGATAAAATATATTTACCTGTTGGTGTGTAGTTATGTCTATGTGGTAAAATATTATAAGCTTCTGGTTTATTAACCATATCTCTTAATCCAGCTACTGCCTCTCCCTTTGATCCTCCCGTACCCCAAGCAATTCGAGTTCCAATTCTCTTACCACCCATTACAGTGACTAAAGCTTCTCCTTGTGTGTATTTCTTTTGGAAATCATTATCTGCACCTGCCTCCTCATACAAAAGTCTTTCGACACGGTCACCTCTTATCTTGTCAGCAGTGTCTGCAATAACACATTCAATCTCAGACATATGTCCGAATTCTTCACCTTTTTTATCTTTCTTAGAAGCCCTTTTAAAAGTATTAGTATTAATAACCATTCTTACTCTTTTAAATGCTGTTTCAGTTTCAGTATTTAAAAAGTTTAATTGAGCTCATATTTTTGTAATCAATGGCTTAAGATGCCTATCAGAAGGTGCAGAAGCCATAACTCTATAATTAGAAATCATAGTATAAGGCCTAGCACATAAACAAGCACCCATTTCAGAGTAACCAAGTCCACGAGCTTTTAATAATCCTGAATCTTTTCTTAATAGTTCACATAATTCCACATAATGAAAATATTCATATTGGAATACATAAAATGTTGGAAAAGAAACACTACGACCACCACCAGCTTTCTTAGTAGTATTATCACTTTTTAATCTATAAAAGTTTAATCAGAAATAATTATCAGCTGTTAAAGTATATCCATTGACTGTAAATCCATCAGTGCATCTTCTTTTCTGCTCCTCCCAATATAATCTTTGTGACCTACTTCCTGGAGTAAGATTACTATATTTACCAGTTGTTAGTTTACTAATAGCTGCCTCTCTAAACCAATCAGGATCAAAGTTTAATCCCTGAGTATCATTTATAGGACGATATTTTGATAAAAAATATGACTTTCCAGTATCAAAGTATTCTATTGGATCATTTGGTCCGAAATCTCACGTGATGCCTTGTATTACTTCCATAGTCTATTAATCAAACATTCCTTCTTCTACATCACCCCTTAATCCAGAAGAGACATCTAAATCTTTTTTAACTTGATTAGCAAGTTCTTTTAATGTAACCAAAACATCTTTACAATTTTTTAAATCACTCATTAAATCTTTACTTTTAAAAATAGGAACACCTGTGTCCTCATTTCTTTCCATAAGATTAATAGTTTTTAAATGATGTATTAATTCTTGTGTAGCATCTTGTGCTGCTTTCAATAATTGTAAAGATAAATTTGATTCTTGAATTTCATCATATTTTCTACAAGCTTCTCTAAATAAAGAATTATCAAATTCTTCCTTTGTTAATCCTGAATCTAGCATTGCTTCTTTATGTCTATCTTGTTCTAAAATAGAAAAATAAGGACTTTTCCAATCAAAAAATAAGTATATATACTTAAACTCTTTAAATGCTAAAGTCTTTTGCTTTCCTGTTTTATCTAACTTAGTTATATTTCTTTTTAAATCGAGTAGAGCATTGAATTCTTTTGTTAATAGTAATCCTACATCATCAATCTCTATTATATCATTTACCTTATCATATTGAAAAAAATCCATATATTATTTTCTTTTTGCTTTTAATCTAGCTTTCTTAATTCTACTATGTAGCATAGAATCTTTTTCAGCAGGAGTAATTACAGGATTTGCTCTATCATCTCGTTTTTTATCATTAGCTTGCATTGCTTCTTTAGTTAAAGATATTTTATGAAGTGGACCTCCATGTTTCTTTTTAGCTGGAGCAGTATATTTCTTTAATACTTGTCTAGGATTTAATTTATCATCAGATTCAGGAACTCCTTTTTTAGTAATAGAATCTAATCTATTAAGTTCTGTAGATTTTAAACCTTCTAACTTCTTATTATAAGTATTATCAAAATTAGTTTTAGAATAAGGTTTTTTAGGATTATACTTATTTATAGTAGCTCCTACTTGTGCTTTTTTAATTCTACCACCTTTTTTAAACTCAGAGATTATTTCTCCAATTTTATAATCATTGATTATATTATCTAAACTACCACCCATTTGTTTTTTCTTAATTATATGTTTAACATTTTTACATCCACAAGCACATTTAGTAGATATTTTACCACCCTCTTCTTTAGTTGTAATTAATTCACAACCACAAGAACATTTAGCAGTTTTTGTAGCTTTTAATTTCTTTAGTTTTGCTCCTTTAGCAGCAAATTGTAAATCAGAATCTTGTGATTGTTGTTGAGAATCAGTATATTGTTTATCTAATTGATCCCAATCTTCATCACCTAATTGTCCAGCAGCTTCTGTAATTTTGTCTATATCATCTTGATTATCTTTGATCAAATTAGACCATTCATCAGTTGATACATTACCATACTTATCTGGATCCATTTGCAGAGAATACATGTAAGCAAAGTATGGGAAGAGTTCTTGTTTTCTTTCGTCAGTCATTTTTTATTATTTATTATAGCTTAATCAAATCCTTTGTATTGTAGACACTCTCTACAGCTTCACCTGTAGTTGTAAACCATCTACATAGGATTCCTTGGAAGTAGTCACTTTTACTATCATTAGTTCTTATTGTTCTAGTCACTTTCCTAATAACATACATAGTTGGTTTATTTGGAATATCTTGCCGTAATGTAACTACATCACCTGGTAAGAAGAACTGTTTCATATCATTAATCATATTTTATCTTTATTAGAATGTATATCTTATATACATTAATTATTAATTCATTTTAAATCTTTCTTTTAAACCTTCATTTAATACACAAAGTACTTGAGGTTCAGTTGTTAATTGATATCCTAATGATAGAAATGGAATTGGAAATGCTGTATTAGGAAGATAATAAATATCATCATCTACTTTTAAATGTTTACAATCTGGACCAATTTCAATTATTTTAGCACAAGATACAAATTCTTTTTGTTTATCTTGTTCACCTGAATCAGGATTCTTAAATTCACCATTATAATCAATTATAATACTTCCTTGAAGTATTTTCTTATAAGGATTACGTGGATATGGTAATATAATTATCTTGTTTCCAATTGGAATCATTTCTAACTTTGCTAATTTCTTATCAAGTTCTTCTTGTTTTTCTCTTTCAAGTTGTAACAATAATTCTCTTGCTTCATTAGATTCTTTTTCTAATCTTGCTTGTTCAAATTCTTTTTCTAAAGGATTTGTTGGTAGGATTAATTTTGTGTAATTATCCTTATTATTTCCACCCATGTAGAATTTACCACCATTTTTTTCTGCTTCACTCATTTACATTTTCATTTATTCATTTAACATTATCATCTATTAAGAGGACAAGTTGCCTCTTTTACTCTTGCTTTACTACGAAGCACACATCCACATCCGTTTTTAAATCCTGGAAGACTTCTCCTTGAAGTTTCAGCAGTTTTAGTATTTACATATAATGTAGGATTACACATCTCTCCAAATATACTATCTATTTTATACAAAGGACAATCCTTACATATCGTAATTCTTTTTGAATATAAATCTCCTTCTTTATCTAAAAGATTATTAAAGAATCCTGTAGCAATCTGATTTATACTAATCATATCTTATTTAAATAACAAAATTCCTAAAAGTAATCCTAATACTCCACCACCTCCAAAGAAGTATGGAATAGCTTTATTTTTCTTTTCGGCTTTAATTCTTTGTATTTCTTGCGTAGTTCCCCAATCATTTAAATACTTAGATTCTTTCTTCTCTAAAGATATAATAGTATCTTTATTAGATATTTGAGTTTTTAAATTAGTAATTAAAGAATCCTTTAAACTAGATTTCTGTTTTTCAACTTGATATAATTCATTATTCATTTCTAATCCTGTTACATATAATCTTAAATTAGTAAATTCTTGCTTTGTAAAATTATATGTAATAATAGTATCCTGATTATTTTTTGAGATGATCCAATTTGGATAAGACTGACTCCATCCAAATACAGTGGTCATCAGCAGAAGCATCACTAATATTTTTAATTTCTTCATTATAGTTTACAGTTATTTGATTTTGTCTATCATTTAAAGAATCAACTTGTGATTCTAATACATTCTGATTATACATTAATAGTCTATTAACACTATCTTTAGTAATTATTTGTTTTTCATATCCTTTAATTATAATATTCTTTTCACTTTCATATTTAGTTTTATTAGTATCAATGACACTTAATAAACACACTAAAGATAAACTTATAATAGTGAATACCACTATATGGAATACTACTTTAAAAGATAATTTTTTTCTTAGAGTTGTTAAATTCATCATTTTCAATTTGTTTTTTATGGTATGCTAACATTCGTTCTACATCACTTTTTAGATATTTGCATTCATAGTTTGTGCAACCACCATCATGATCATAATGTATTAGTATTAATCCTTTTATATTAAATGCTGGATTGATTTTTTGAATCATCCAAGCATATGTAGAGAGTTGTAAACTGTAATGCATAAAGTTACAATCATCTATATTATTCAAAGGGTATTTAAGTTTCTGTGACTTCCTTGCTTTAGAGTCATAGTAAGATTTTTGATCTATAGTCTTCCCAGTTTTGTAATCTAGAATATAGACATCATTTCCATCTATAATAACTAGATCTGCTTGTCCTGCAATTCTTAATTTACCATCCTCTGAAATCCGAGATAAAAGTAATTCAGGATATACTCTTTGTTTTCCTATTTCTATATTATTTGAAGTATCAGTAGTAAAGTTCTTTTCTAATCCTAAATGTTTAAGTTCTTCTGTATTGCCAGCTAAATGTTGCATTTCATGTTCTTTATGAATTGCTGTTCCTCTTATACAAGATGTTTCTCTTTTCTCAAACCAATCAGATAATATCAAATCTACTTCATTATCAAACTGTTCTTTAGTAATACTAAATTGTTCTAATAAATCATAGTTAAATGATTTTTTATCCAAAAGAATTTGTTTAATTTCTGATGCGGGACCTCTCTTTTCTTTAGATTCTCCTTTAACTTTCTGTTTTCCAATTACTGGACCATCAAAGAAATCCTCTCCTAATAATTTCTGAAGTGCTTTATATTTACTCCAAAATCCTTCATCAAATGTGCTATATTGGTGTATAATTTGAGTGGTACTAACACATAATTGCTTAGTTGATTTTAACCAATATTTGTGGAGACGATCATTATATTTTACCTGTAAATCTTCTTTATCTACTTCTAATTTATCATAGTTAATCTCATTAACATTCACATTACTCATTTCATTAAATTTTATTTAATAGTATCTTCTAGTTCTTCAAAATTTAATAAAGAACTAATCATCTGTGCAGATTCTGCAACCCAAGGTAATACATCTTTTCTTTCAAATGTTTTATCACCAACGGTTGTAATAACTATAAATCCTAAAGTAACATCTACCCCATATATAGAATAAAATAACATTGATTTTGCATCATTTGGTTTCATATATGCATAAATCATAGGATAAGTATCTTTAATTTCTTCAATATCTTCTACATAAAAATATCCATTATCTTCTAATCCACTTATAAATTTAGCAAATAAAGAAATATTAATTCTTTGATATATTTGAGCTATACTTGATGTTCCAATACTTAAAGATTCAGTTGTTGCATTTAAAAATAAGAAAGGTAATCCTGCTAAATTTGATGTCCCATTAGAAAACTCAAATAGTAAAGCTCGGTCAGATTTAGTATCTACAACTAAGTTAGATAATAAATTTAATATCTTTGGAGATATATTTTTCCTTTTAAGATTTCCTTTACGATGTGCTTCATTACTTTCTATTAGTTTTCCTTCAATATATTTTCTAATTACATCAGGAAATGTCTTAATAATAAAATACAATCCAAATAAGATTATTATTATTAATAGGAATAATACAGCAAATGTAACTCCATAATTGGTTACTAATTGTGAGAGGAATTTGAATAATTCTGTCATTTGTTATGTAATATTTTTATTTTCGTATCTACATTATTAATGATACAAAGGTATGAATAAATTTTCTAATAAAAATAATAATCTATTAATATTCTAAATAATAAAAATAGATACTATTTTAATCATCATTTTTTAAATATAAAAAGGAGACAACAAAAATGTCATCTCCTAATATTTTATATGTTATTTTCTCGAAGGATAGATAATATTTTTGGGATAAGTGGATTACGAACACAATCTTCATCTACAAATTCTATAGTTCCTATTTCTGGAACATCTTTAAATAATTCTAATACTTTATTTAAACAAGATTCATTCTTATTTTTTCTATCAACTTGTTCAACATCACCTAGAAATATATACTTTGAATTCTCTCCAATTCTAGTCATCATAGTCTTGAATGCATGTAATGTAAGATTTTGTGTCTCGTCTATTATTACAATGGAGTTATCAATTGATATACCTCGTATAAATGCTAAAGGTAATACTTGAACTAAATTCTTTTCCATAAGAGACTTTGCAGCATTTTCTCCACAAAGTTTATCAATATTCCAAGTAAAAGACATCATAAATGGCTCCATCTTTTCATTTTGTGAACCTTTAAGAAAGCCAATTTCTTCTTGAGGAAGAGTTGTAACTGATTTAACTATAATAATTCTTTTGTATTGTTCACCAAGTAATGATAATGCTACAGCTAAACTGACATATGTTTTCCCACTACCTGCAATACCTTTTGCTATAATTATCTCTTTATCTTGAATTAGATCAACTAATTCTTGTTGTTTACTTGTCCTTGGACTAAATTCATTTACTAATAGTGATTGTTTCTCTGGTACTCTTGGTTTTCTCTTGTTGTCTCTTCCCATAATTTATATTTACATTTTAAGTAATTTTAACTCTTTAGAGTTAAGTATTAAAAAATCCCACCGTTTTAAAAGTGGGATTTTGGTGTACTAAGCTAATATGAGTATTATTGTTGCCAGAGTTGCTAATTAGAACTCCCTATTTATCATATGCTTTTGTACTAATATTTTAATTATCATTTAGTTTAAACACTCTACACCACGTGAAGGTAAATAATCTTTGTAGAGCCATGCGCGTCATGGGTCGAACATGAATAGCCCTCCTTTGGAGAGAGGGCCCCTTGTTTTGAAGACAAGTTCCGTTTGCCGTACGGAGAAGCACGCATATTTTTCCTAGATTTTAAAGATCTAGAACTTATTAATCTTCATAAATAGCACCATTAGGATACCTTTGATACTTTAATAAATGATCATCTATCTCTTCAAGTATCTCATTTAATTCTACACTATTATAAGGTCCAATAAAGTATTTACCAGATTCTTTATCAGGATCATTAAATACTTCTACATATTCATCATCCCATTTTACAGACCAATCCCCTTTAACCCAAATATTTTCATCTATAGGTTTGTAATTATGTTGTAATAATACCTCAATCATATCTTCTATTATTAATTGTTAATATATTTCCTTATCTAATTTCTAATACAAAGATAATGAAAAGATTTTAATAATTTTCTATAAAGTATAAAGTATTTACTAGAACAGTCATAGAATTCATTTATACGTAAAATCTTATATATTTAAAAGTTAAAATATAAAATAATATAACAGAGTAATAATTATTGCCTTTAATTAACTAGTTTGTAATTTATATATTTTTTATCAAAAGTTATTATTAACTTTGTACTTTAAACTAAATAGATAAATTAGTTATTCACAATCTAATCTTACAACCATGTTAAAAGCAAAGGGTGGAAGCAAAGTAGAACCTGTTATGCCAAAAGCACCTAAGGCTCCAAAAGCTCCTAAGAAAAAGTAACTAACAATGCGAATATTTACAAAGTATTCGCATTTTTTAAATCATAAATAATGACTATATTCAATAATAGAAATAAAGCATATAAGAAGGATATTAAAGGAATGTTAGAAGTATTAAATAAACTTCGTTTAAATAATGGTTTCTATAAAGCATCCACTGGAAGTGAGTATCACTATACCTGGTTAAGGGATAATTTTTATTGTTCAATTCCTGAACTCTGAAATAATCCCAAAAAATATATACAAACATACCGCACATGGATAGATTACTATAAAGTAGTAGAAAGAAAATATAATAAATTTTCGGCTTTAATTGCTAAAGGTAAAATAGATCATGCTTATGAATTTCCTAATGTAAGAATTAATTTAGATTTAACTGAAACTATTGCAGGTTGAAATCATGTTCAAATTGATACAATAGGTTATTTTTTATTTGGAATAGGAACTGGTGAAGATGCTAATTTAGAAGTGATTCGTGATGAAATAGATTTAGATATAGTTAATAAAGCTATTCAAATGCTTGATGCTATTCAATATTATAAAGTTTCTGAATGTGGAGCTTGAGAAGAAAATAATGAAAATCCCAGAGCAAGCTCAATTGGTAGTATTGTAGCTGGATTAAAACTATTAAAAAAAGTTGAAGATAGACTTCATATAGGATTAGAAATTCCTGAACATTTAATAACTAAAGGTGAAGAAGTATTAAATAATATTCTCCCAAAAGAAACTCCAACTAGAGATTATGACCTTACTCAGTTATTTCTAATTTACCCATTTAATATAGTAACTAAAGAAATGGAGGATATTATTATTAATAATATTAATACATATCTTTTAAAAGAAAATGGAGTTATAAGATATTTAGGTGATAAATATTATAATATAAATGGAGAAGCTGAATGAGTAATGGGTTTAGCTTATTTAGGAATAATTTATTATAAACGAGGGGAAATAATAAAAGCAAAACATATGTATAATAAAATTATGAAAACTTCTATTGATTATAATATTCCCGAATTATATTATTCTGGAACATCTAAAAAGAATGAGAATTCGCCATTAGGATGAAGTATAGGTTTAACGATTGAATTGGCACATTTATTGTGTAAATAATATGAAATATAAAAGAAAGAAATTAGAAGATGGTGGTGATTTATCAAATAAAATTACTTTAAAGGATAAAACTACTATTGAGAAAAAGGATGGAAAGACTATATATACTTATCCAAATGGTAAACAAGTAATTACTCCTCAAACTATTAGTAAGAAAGTTATTCCTAATTCTAAGAAAGTTATTTATCAAAAGGATAAGGTATTAGGAATTATAAAAGGACAACAAGGTGTAATTGCTCCTAATCCTATTACTGATATGGCTATGGATAAAAGTAAAAGTATTAATTGGCTTGGTCTTCCCCTTCCTAAAAAAGATTATGGATTATCTAATTTAGACACGAAATCATTAGAATCTATTAAAACAAAACTTCCTAAATACTCTCAAGCATTTTTAAAAGCAGGTTATAGTAAAGAGCAAACTGCTGGAATACTTGGAAATTTATTTCAAGAATCCAAATTAAATCCTAATACTATGCAATATAAAGGTAAAGGATATGGGATAGGACAATGAACTAAAGGTGATAGTAGATATAAAGATTTACAGCAACTATCTAAACAATTAAATCTTCCAATGAATAATGAAGATCTACAACTACAATTCCTTGTAAAAGAAGTAAATGGAATAGAAGATAAAGATCAAATCAATGCATGAGGAGGTCATGGTAGAAGAGCTCAATTTTTACAATCAAAAAATCCAGAAGATTCTGCAAAGTTATTTTCTAAATTATTCCTTCGTCCAGGAAAACCAAATGACGAACAAAGAATTAAATATAGTAATTATATATACGATCAAATCTAATGAAACTAATAAAAAAATATCAACAAGGTGGTAATGTAGACAATCCTACTGTAATAAACTACTTTAAAAGTAATCCTAATCTTTTAGGAAAGTTTGCAACACAAATGCAAAGTCAACCAAAGGATACATTTAAAATGTTAACTGATAATAAACAAGGGAAGTTTCATCAGAATTCCTATGACTTTATAAAGAATAATTTAGTTCCTCCTACAGCACAAAGAGCTGATAGTTTAGATTATGTTAATCCTGGAAATAAAATAATCACTCGTTCTAATAGTATTGACTTTGCTAAAAAGTTTCCTAATAAAACTTATAAAGATTTAAATGCACAACGATTAGGATTATCTAATTTATCTACTTATAAAAATTCACAAGGACAACCAATAACACAAAGTCAATATAAATTAGATTTTGCTAATTATAATATATTGAAAAACTTACTACCTAATAAATAATAAGAGCTGAACAGTTAATTCTGTTCAGCTTTTTCTTTTTTCATCCTATAATATATGTATCTATTGAATTTATGTATAGAGGTAAAATTAACTTCATCATAACCATATGATAATCCAACTTTCCTATAGTATTTTCATCTAATTAATCTATTAGGATTAATCTTAAATTTATTTATAAATATTCTCATTATAATTTATCTAAGAAATCATAAAGTTCTTTATTTCATTTTGCATCATAAATAGAAGAGTGTTCATTAATTTGCTTTGGATAATCTGTAGCATTTTTAATTGCATTAGATAATTCTTCTATTGTATTACAAATTTTATTAATGTAATTAGATTGAGTTGGACTTCCATATACTAACTTATAATCATTTCTAGATATAGTATTAAATAGATTTTTAATTTGCCTATCAAATTCTTGCTTCAAATCAATAGTATACATTGGAAATCCCTTTGGTAAATTAATCATCTTTCCAAATAACCAACAAAGTACTACGTGATCATAATCCGAATAATATCCATAAAACTCAACTGGAGTATGAGTTTTATCATCCACTAATTGATTAGTATTACAATTTATATGATGATCCTTTTCTATAAATCTTTTCACTTCTTCTGCTATTTGTTTATTAGATTTACCATATTTATTAATTAAATATTTAAAATTCTTATAAGTAAATGGAGCAGAAAATATTCCCTCGTTCTTATTCCATAATTCTTTAAAGATTGGAAGTAAAACATTATCTCTAATCCAATAACTTTTAATTCTACTATAATCTTTTTTACCTACTAAAGAATCTAACATATCTTTATTTTTAATATCATACCTATTCCAAGCTTCTTTTAAATTAAAATCTTTACTAATAGCATAATATTCTCTACCATCCTCACATACTATTCCTATACTGATTAAATCTATAGTTGGAGAAGTTTCTCCATATTTAATTCCTAAGAATTTCTTATCTTGTTTCCCTTCAAGAAACTCTGTGTCATAAAAATATCGCATACTATTCTACTTGTGCTTCTTTATAAGATTCATAATCTATCTGATGACAATCTTTACATCTTTTATAAGGTTTTCCTGTATTTTCATTATACACTATTTTCCAATTATGAGGTTGTAATTCTTTATGATAATCTGGATGATGTGCAAAAGTTGTATTACATTCAGTACAACCTTGACAATCATAAAAACTTTCTCCACTATTACTACCTATAATAGCTCCACACTTACATTGATATCCTTGCATATTATAATCCTTTCTCTTTTAATAACTTATCTAATCTATCTTTATAATCTTCAATATATAATGTAAGGAAATCACTTCCTAATTCTTGATTCCATTTACTTTTATGATGCCATCCATCTCTTACTACAGATAATCTTGCCACTATTTCTTCTAATAATTTAAGTTCTTTATCCATTACTTTTTATAATTTGTAGTTGTCTTTTTATCACTTTCTGGATATGTTTTACTTTCATCTAATTTAGCAAATGTATTTGTATGATTAATATTTCCATTAACTGTTAAACTAGTTGTAAAGAAAGGAGGTATAGGATTCCTATCTCCACTGCCATCATTATAAAATACATCTTGTGGTTTCCAAGGATTTACATTTGGAATAGGATCTATTGGATGGAAGATATAATCTGATTTCTTATCCATTATAATTTTATAATCCCATAAGTGATATGTTTGTACTACATCTGTTAATTCATGAAGTTGAAATTCTGATTTAACTATTATTGTTTTGTCTATTGTATTAATTTCTATTATCATATTAATTTAATTTCCATTTTTCTTTTACATCTAATATCTGTGGTTGGTATTTAGTAGTTAATAATATACTAGTGTATAAATTACTATTAATTTCATCTAATACTTCATCAATAACATCTTGAGGTGTTTCTAATTTTAATTTTGTAGAGAATCCACATATTATTTTTTCTTCTAAAGTAATTAGATTAATTGAAGAACATACTAATTTATGATATAATCCATCTACTTGTTTATTAAAAGTAACTGTAACAAACATTCTTTCATTCAATCCATTATCCTCTAGTATTATATTTATATGCTTTGTCAACACTTTAAGATCATTACTTACTTCCATTATAATTCTTCTATTTTATTATTAATAATAATATATCCAAAATTAGTCATACTATTTATAACATCAGTTTTTAAATTAGACCAATCTAAAAAAATATAATCATCATTACTAATTTGATATACAGTCGATGGTTCAATACAATTATAATAATAATCAAAACTTCTCTTTTCAAAATCTAATTCCCATGATTCTATAATCTTAGTTATTATTAAATCTCTCACCCTTCTAAATATCTTATATTTTTGAATAGTTGAATCAGGGATTTGTTCAACATACTCTAAATTCTTTGTTATTAGTTTAATAGATTCTGTTAAAATAAAACTATCTATATAATCTATTTCATTATCTTTCAATTGATATTCTACTTTCTCTACTTCATTATAAAAACTTCCTCTAGAACTATCAGAGAGAACAATAGTTAATATATTATCATTGGAACATTCATGAATGATGGTTACTGGAGCTTTATCTTTTTCTTCTCTTAGATTATTTAACTTAACTAATAAGTCCCACCATGGAGGAACTACCATTGTAGTTTCATCACCGTTAATTATTCCGATTGGAATTTCATTTCTTACTTTCATTCTTATTTTATTTTCTCTAAATCTTCTTTAGACATATATTCTACATTATCTTCTAAATCTCCAAACCATTCAGTTTTATAAGGTGACCATAATCTTTGTAAGGCATCCCATAAATTATTTGATTCAGTATCTTCTACACTAAATAAACATTCTCCATCACTATAAAATGTAACTATATCACAGGAGTTATTATGAATACACATTAATTCATGTTGATCCATAGATCCATAATCACCCATAGTTTGGTATGTTGTTTTTACTCTTATGCTACTCATTTTCAATCCTTCCTTCTGTTTGTTTTGTAATTCCAAAATAACTCATATATTTATCCTTCATCTCTATATCATCTTTAAATTCATGCATAAAATTTAAAACTAATCTTTGTAAATATTGATAACTTTCCAACTGTGCTTGATACCACTCAATGGTTTTATAATTACTCTGCATTCTCTAATTTCTTAATTGTTTCACTAGTTTTATTTATCTTCATTACTAATTCTTTAGAGAAGTTCTCTTTTAATTCATCTAACATTTGTTGTTTCTGAATTTGTAGATTTTTAATTTTTGATTTAGTTTGTTTGTTCATTATAGTTGAAATTTATATTCTGGATTCTTAATTATCTCTTTCGGTTTATTTAATTTCCATTTAATATTTACTAATCTTATTTTTTGTGTCATAGATATTTTACTAAAATCATATAATGAATTTATAAAATTTAATTCCCATTTTGATATAATATCAGAATAATATGCTTCTTTTAAACATTCTCTATCTGAAAATCTATCTAAAATAAAATCTATATATTCTTTTATACTATTAGGTTTAGTAAATATCTTTTCTATAATAGTTACTACTTGTCCTACTTTTACATAACTTCATAATCATCCAGCAGAAGTTTTAGTTTTTCCATCACAACAATTTAAAATAGATTTAATCTTAATATTAAATTCTTTTGCTGCTTCTTCAACTGTAAAGTTACCATAAAAAGAACCTTTATTATAACAAAGTACTCTATTAGTATCTTGTTCTTTATTATCAAAATTTTCTATTAATTTTCTTGCATCTTCACTACTTATTTCATATGAATGTATTTTTGTATGACAATCTCTACATAAACAAATTAGATCATTATTTTCTACATCTCATGGATATTTTCCATAATAATTTAAATGATGCACATTTAAACTGTATGTTGATCCACAATTCATACAAACTTTTCCACGTAAACCAAGAATTAAATTTCTTTTATTTAATCATTTATAGTCTTGCAAATAAACAGAGTATTCTTCTTTAGTTGTACAATTTTTCTTTATAAATTTTTGTTTCTCATAAGCTTTTTGTAATTCACTATCTCGACTAAAAATTAATGCAGATGATTTAGCAATATTATAGTTCTTTAATTTTTGATAATAATCCATTTTATATAATTTGATTTATTTTCTGCACTTCTTCCGCTTGTATAACTATTTCTTCTAACATATCTATTAATGTATCTGAATATTTAATTGGCTTTCCCATAAATTGATGTTTATATGGATTCTTATATATACTATTATATTCTCTACTTACTGTAATTACTTCTTTAAGTCTTAAAATTCTTTCATTAAGTGACAGCACTTCTTCTGATTCATAAGAACTTATTAATGTTTCTAATTTATTATTAAATTCTAATTTATTCATTATATTTTTACTTCATCTTTATTAGGTTGTACTTCTCCATTTTTTAACTGTTGTATTTGTTCCTTTAATTCTGCTATTTCTTTTTTCATAGAGGTATTATCTCTTAGTGCTATTTTAAGATCTTTAGTATTAGCTTTAGTAGTATTTTTTAATTCTCCAATATCTTCCTCATGTTTTTGTAGTGTCCAAATTATAGTTTGACCTAATTCATCTAAATGAAAGAATTTTTCATTAATTGTTAATCCTGTAATTCTATCTTTAGACTCAGTTTTCACTATATCTAGAAATCCTTTTTTAACTAATGAAGTATCCAATCTAGATATTGTACGAGTCGAAATATTTAATTTCTCACTTAAAGTTTGATTTGTAAATGA